GCCTGCTGTGCCTTCTTCTTGGGGTAGCCGTCCTGCCTGAGGATCCACACGAGCTGCTTGTAGATCTCCTTGGAGTCCTTCAGGTGGCTCTGGATGCTGTTCGTGCGGAAGTAGTCGATTACTGCGGCAGGGACGATCACCGCAGACTCGTAGTCGTCCACGTACCGCTGACTCACCTGACTGAAGCTGAAGTGGCGATGCCGCACCAGCTCGTGCGTCAGGTTCCTGGAGATCCCATCGAAGTAGAAGTTCACCGTGGAGTGCTCCAGCACACTGAAGTGCTTGTGCTCTTTCAGGTTCTCGATGTACCCAGCGTTCGTAGCGGTAGCCGGGTTCGGCTTGCTCCAGGACTTGTAGCAGAGCCTCCCAGCGAACTCAGGGATGATCTGAGAGATCGGAGCCTCATCAGACTCCCACCCGAACTCCTCTGCGAGGTCCCACAGGCCCGTCGTGGTGACGGTCTGGCCAATCACTACCGCCCTCATCGCTTCAGCTCCACGGCATCTCGGCTCACAGAGATGACGCGTCGTTCATCGGCCAACTGAAGCCACTGCTGACCCTCGTACTCTACGGCTGAGAGCACCGTGTATTCATCGAAGTAGTAGGTGACGATGTCGCCAGGCTTGACCTGTACGACCTCCTTCTTCATGGCACGACCCATCATGCCAGTCTTGGCAACCGTCATGGGCCAGTCGTCTCCGTCCTCCAGAAGCCAGTACGCCATCTCGTGCACAGCCAGCAGGACTCCCGTGCGTACCGGGACATCTGGAGCATACTTGCTCTCGACTCGGTCACCGACCTTCAGGGTGTTCAGTTCGCGGTCAGTAGTCACGTGCGACCTCCAGGTATCGTGCCAGGGTGACAGTGAGTGCCCCGTAGGTGTCTAAGACGACCCAGGTGGCTCCATGGAACTGGAAGACCGACAGGACCTCTGCAGTCTCCTCGGTTCCCCGACCACGGTAGACGTGATCTCCTGCCTTGATCACAGCTCTCCCTCCATTTCCTCTTCGTACTCCATCAAGGTGTCGATCAGATCAGACAGCTCACTCTTGTGGAAGTAGGCCTCTCCAGCCTCCGTCACGATCACGATCATGTCTGGATCGCTCTCAGTGTATCCAACGCCCATGAGCGTGGGCTTTGTTCCCCTGAGCGACCGCTCGTAGAAAAGTTTCTCCAGACGATCAAACACGCTTGACTCCTTCGGTGCGGACTAGGACGTTCACCGTGTCTTCAGCGAACGCGAACCCCTTCTGGTAGCGGACGGACACGTTCAGATCGGGACCCCAGATGGAGGCAACCTTGTCGAACTCCTCCTTGATCTGGATGGCGATCAGCTCCCAGATCTGGTCGGCTGAGGCCTCCGACTCCAGGAAGACCCGCTGCGGAACGGGGATCATGAAACTCAAACTCTGAAGCTCAGGCATGCTCTCTCCCTACACAAGAAAAACGGGGACACCCGGTACAACCGAGTGCCCCCGCAGTTCATTCCTAGTCCTCGTGACCTTTTCGCAGGTCGTAGCCGCTCTTGTACGCGACATGCCGAACCAGCTCGGCCATCTCCAGCCCAGCGGAGCTGAGCGTGTACACAGCGTCACGTGCTTCGAAGCGCACGCCGTCCAGCTGCTGAGGCCGTGTGACGATCCTCACCAGTCCACGGATCATGGGCATCTTCCGCTCGTACATGAAGTACAGAGCGTCCTTCTCGAATCCTGCAATGATCCAGATCACTTTACCGGACACGCTCCCGTCGAACATTCCTCGTCTGTACCGTCCGATACCGACGTAACCAGATACTCCTGGAACTGCTCCTTCGTGATGGCCTCGTACGGACTCTGAGGGCGACTCAGTACAGGGAATACCGTAGTCCCCTTGAGGTCTGGAAGGAGGTCGAGGAGCACTTCCCGCAGTTCTTCCAGAGTCTGGTCTTCAGGGTGAAAGTTGACTGTGTAGCTGACGGCATTGTCAGCGTAGTGTTGCTGATACATCTGTTGCACACCAAGTTGATCTGCCAGCGACAGTTCAAGCGACGATTCCAGAAGTACATCTGGAGATAGTCCCAGCTCTCTAAGTTCGTCAACAAGGGGCTCCTTGCTTGGTATGGTTACCACTGCGGTGTTCTGCGAGTAAAGGTCATCTTCCACGTGGAACCCTTGATCCTTGTATTCCTCCAGCTTAGCGATCTGATCTGGGTCCACCGTACTGAACCGAATACGTCGCAGGAAGTAGGGGGAAAATATCGGATGGATACCTTCAGATCTACCCGGCATCTTGGCGATAGTACCAGTCGGCGCGACCGTGGTGAAATTAACGGGTTCCGGAATGCGGAGTTCGTAGGAGTCGGCACGTGCAGCATCCCTCACGGTCTGGTAGAGCATGCTCAGGATGTTCTTGATACCCTCGTGCTCGTGGCTCTCGGAGTACTTTACTTCCCGCTTAGCCACAAAGCCGTGGTAGCCAAAGTGCCCAACACCAATACGCCGATCACGATCCTGAACAGCGCGGGCCTCTTCGCGGGGGATATCAGCAAAAGTAGCGCGAACAAGAAAACGAGCCATAAGCTGATGAGCGCCAGCGAGAAGACGATTGGGCTTGTCAGCAAACCAATCAAGGTTAACATGTCCAAGGTTACAAACACCCCAAGCAGGTAGCGTGATCTCTCCACACGGGTTAGTGGCTTCGACAGGATTTGGCTCGTCAAGGTTCGACAGGCTGCTATTCCAAAAGCCAGGTTCCCCATTCTTCATCATCCCCTCGGTGACAGCGTTGAAGACCTCGTAGGCGAGAGTCGCCTCTTCCTCGTCAGCTGCGAGTTCCTCGAAGAACTCGTCATCCACCTCAACGGAGATGTTCGTGCTCCAGTGCTTGCTCCAGTCCGACTTCAGGTTGATGAACTTGAAGATGTCCGGAGACTTCCAGTGCAGGATGCTCATCCGAGCGGAACGACGGACATTCCCGGAGACAACACACTCGGCGATAGCGTGATCCAGCTCCATGGCTTCCATGGGGCCGATCTCGTAGGTGGAGTTCAGGATCTCCGCTACGTTGCTCAGCAGCTTCGCCAGCGGCACAGGACCGGCAGAAGTACCACCGAACGTCTTGATCTTCGTACCGCTAGCACGGATCTTGCTGAGGTCGTACACAAGCGGGTTGTCGTTGGTGTCCCCGAACTGATCCCGGTCGATCAGTTCGACCAGCGTACCAACCCAAGCCTCACGGCTGTCACCCACAGCCACGGCGTGGTAGCTGTCAGAGACGTACTCGGTCGAGAGGTAGGGCTTCACAGCGTCGTAGTCAGGGTGCGACGGGTCGCACACCAAGTGGAGCTGAACGCCATCTCCAGTCCCGTAGTCAACCTTCGAGTAGTTGGCACCTACGCCACCACCCTGCATCAGCTGATCGAACGTGAACGCGAAGTGATCGCTCAGTCGGTCGGTCCAACCGGAGACCCAGCAGTTGTTGATGAACTGCTTCCCCGGCACTCCGGACAGCCACAAGTGCCGACCAGCAGGGATGATAGCGAACTGCTCCATAAGTTCGATGAGAGCATTTCTCTCACCATCCTGGATAAATCGGCCGTCGACCAGACGTAGGTTTCCGTCGACGACGCGAGCCACTGTCTCTTTCCAGGTTTCACGCTCACCGTTGTCCTTGATCCGGCTGTAGGTTCGGTCGTATACATCTCGTCCCGAAGGGCCCCAAGGAGTCTTGTCCTCAGGGCCCTCAAGCTGGATGAAGTTCACATCTCTCCTTCTACTGCTTCGGGTAGAACTCTCGAATCTGTCGACGACGCTTCTCTTCTCGCGTCTCGACTACGGGTTCAGTGTACGTCATCTGCGGACAGATGAAGCTTAGGCCGTAGGCTCGCTGCTCGTAGTCCATCGAGATTTGGACGTCAGAGATGTCTTCCCAGACATACGTCTGGCCTTCACCGTTAGTCATCCTGAGTTCGTAGGTCTGACCTACGGTGAACCTCACTGCGGCCTCACATCCTGGTGCTTCAGGTACATCACTCGGTCGCCGATCTGGACGACCACGCTAGCTGCACTCACGCTAACTACAACACCGTGCCGGCCAGAATATTTCACAGTCACGGCCTGACCTTCGAAGAAATCCGACATCAGATCCCCACAATCTGCGTACCGTCGATCCGCTGGGTTGACTTGCTCCAGGCACCACACTGGGTGCAGCTGAAGCGCTGGAACTTGCCCTGGTTCGTGTAGGCGAAGCCTTCCTTCGTCAGGTGCTCCCCGCCACACTTCGGACAGCCCTGGCCATCGTAGAGGTTCTGGTTTGGGTGTCCCACGATCCAGGGGAGGAGTTCGTCGTAGACCTTCTCAAGCAGGACGACGTCCTGGATGTTGTAGGTCCTCATCATCTTCAGGGCCTTCGGGTCACGGTTCATGACGCCGGTCCACAGCGAGTGGCCAGAGTGCTGAACCTTGCCCTCAAGACCGAGCCACGTGCTCACGTACTGGAGCTTGTTGCTGGGCAGTCGGAACTGGCTCTTGACGGTCCGCAGGACATCGATCTTCTTGAACGGACTCGGAGGACCAAGCTTCTGCTCTTGAAACTCCCGGTTCATGTGCTTGTCGTCGAACGTGGTTCCGTTGAAGTGGACGACGGCGTCAGCAGCGTTCAGCAGCTCCCACGCGGCACCGACCATGTCAGCCGTGCCGTTGCCCCACTCGGAGTGGAACTCCGTCTTCTTGGAGCCCTTCCACTTCGCCGCAAAGCACAGCATCCTGGTGGGCTTACGTAGCTGGTTCAGCCCTACGTTCTGCTGCCACATGCCCCAGACGTCAGCCTCAAGGGGCGACGTCTCGATGTCATAGATTAGGGTTTTCATTGAGCTTCTTCCATTTGGTGCTTTCGGCAGCGATCACGTTGAACAGGACTGCAGCCGCATGGTCTTCGTCGGTCTCTCCCAGCATCCACTGCATGTAGTGGCGCAGCCCAGAACCTTCGAATCGATCGATCTCCTCCTGGGAGTTCGCTAGCTCCCAGTTGCGGGTGCCGTATTTGGCCTGCCCGCGCTCCAGCAGCTCTCCCAGCCGCGTAAGCATCTGATCCTTGTAGGGGATGTTCTTCGGGTACATCAGGTCGAACCTCGGCTTGCCCTCTTGGGTGTCCCGGACCATCCCTGAGTCGTACGCTGCGCGCACCCCGGAGTCCTTGGTGATGAATCCACCATCGTTCGTGTACAGGTCCTGAGGCACTCCGAAGAAGCCACCCTGGCGCTCCAGGACTCGATCGTACTCGTCCGTGACATCCTCGAACTGACGGTAGATCAGATCCTGCAGATGCCCCTCGACGCGAATAGCCCCGTCGTTGACCTCCTCGTATGGGTCCTCGTACTCAGCGTTACTCTCCTGGTAGTACGCGGTAACCACCCAGGACTCCCCCCAGCCGGTGTCGCCGTTCACCTCCTGAAGAAAGACGTAGTCGCCATCTCGGTCCGTCCAGATGTCGCCCGGCAACTTCTCGGTCACGGTATCCAACTCTCCTCGTCTGCGTTCACTGCGCGGTCGTCGATGTACCTCAGAGCTAGGAGCTTCCCGCACACGATCTTGTCGAACGGGATGCCCCAGTAGTTCATCCAACCTTCGATGGCCTCGTAATGTTCCCATCCCCGAGAGGTATGGATCACGATCTTGTAGCCAGAGGCGTGCAGACCCCAGACCTTCCGAGCGTTCTTGTCGATCGGCAGACCGATCTCCAGCGTAGGGTTCTCAGGAGTCCAGATGGGCTCTGCGAGCGTCCCATCCAGGTCTACTGCGATCCACCGGAGGTCAGCCCTAGGACCGGGCTGCTGGTAGGTCACTTGTTCTCCAAGTAGGTGTTTCCCTTGACCTCGATGCCGTTGTGATCGATGCCGAGATCTTGGAGTGCGCCGAAGATGCGTTCCATGGCACTACGCGGACGCTCCGCGCCAGGAGTCCCTCCTACATGCCAGGCCATAGCGGACAGAGCACTAGCCTCGTCAAGGGAAAGCTCCAGGATCACTGTCGTCACGGCGGTTACTGCGGTTGCCTTAGCCATCACTCGTCCTCCTCGTCCTCGTCGGTCTCTTCGTCGGTCTCGTACTCAGTGAACTTCTCGATGCCCTACTCGGCGCTGATGGTGTCAGCGAGCATGTCGGCAGTCATCTTGGCAGACACTGCCAGGTCCTCAACGATGTCCCAGAGGCGCTCAGCCTCTGCCAGGTGGCCGCTACGGATCACCAAGATCTTGTGAGCCATCTCGCGGGTCGCGTTGATGATGTCGGCGTTCATGTCGATCGAACCGCCGAAGTCCTTCACCAGCTTGAGGTTCAGGATCTCCAGAGCTTCGTCGTTAGTCTGGTTCTCAGTCACGGTGGAGCCTTTCGTTGATGAGTGCCAGCAGTGCCTCAGGGCCTGCTGCGCGTACATAGCTGTTGACGTCGTGGCCGGAGGGCATCGCTACCAGCGAACTGTCTCGGACTGTTTCCATAATCATCTCTGCCATCCCGACCCCCTGACCGTTGTCATCAGAGTCAGCAAGAATGACCACGGTTCTATTCCGGAAAATCCTCCACCAGTTTGAATCCCAGTTAGAGACGCCGGCTACACCGACTGCGTGCAGCCCTGCCTGATGGGCTGTGATGGCGTCGATCTCTCCCTCGCAGATGAAGATCGGCTCGGTAGTCCACAGGTCGTTCACGTTGAAGAGGCACTTCGCAGGGATGCCCTGCCACCCCTTGTACTTCGCCTTGTCTTCGTCCGGAGGGATCACGCGGAAGCGCATGCTCACGACCCCAGACTTCGTGAGGTAGGGGATCGCTAGCCGGCCACGCAGGTGCCGGTGCTCAGGAAGGGCCGAACGGTCGTCGATGTATCCGAGACGAAAGCTTTCGACGGTTTCGCTCGAAAGACCTCGACTCAGAAGATACTCCTCCGCCGGACTGCCAGCCATCTGAGCCTGGTACAGCGATGCCGACTCTTCCAAGGATTTCTTGATAAATGGAGTACGCGGTACTGTTGTCACAGCCTTCCTTCCATGCGATCAGCGTGATTGCGTTGCCCCGAGCGGGGCAGGCCATACATTTGTAGGCACCGTCCGTGAAGCTGACCCTAGCCGAAGCTTGGGTTTCTCCATGGAAGACGCAACGTATGGTCTGCCACCCACCGTCGGCTCTATCCAGATGAAACCCATAGTGCTCCAGAACGGGCCCTATGAGCAAATCTGTCATGCTGCTAGCTCTTCCTCTTCCTAGGGGCACGCTTCTTGCGGGGACGTCCGGGAGCGATTACTTCTCTTCCCAGAGCGCGCGTTGCAGGTGGATCTCGGAGATAGTCTGCAAGAGCTTGAGCCCGTTCGTGGGACTTGAGACGTCCAATGATTCGAGTGTTGTCATAAGGGCAAACAATGCCTCGAACAGGTCCTGCTGGTCCGTCGCGATGCTCATGGTCAAGGTGAAAGGTTTCGTTAGGCTTTGGGAGCCTCTTACAGATAGCACACTTACCTCCTTGCTCCTCGAAGATCTTGTCCCACTCTTCCAGCGTGATGCCGTAGAGCCTCTTGATGTGTGCCTCGCGTCCGCCTCGCTTCTGACAAGCGGCGCTACAGTAGGAACGCTGACGGCCCGTCAGTATTCCCCCGCAGGCTACACAGCCCTTAGGCTTCGGTGTCGTCATAGTACAGGCTTTCGTCGCACTCGCAGCAGATGGGCTCCTTCTGGATACTGCAGGTGCTACAGTGAGCGTACTCACACGGGTCGATGTCTTCGAAGTTGTCAAACTCGTCGTCGTCCATGCACGGACAGTTGTCTGGGCAGTCGCTCATGCGTTCTTCACCCACACATCCACAGACTCGAACAGAGTGTCCCGAAGGATCTCCTCGTGCTCTTCCTCGGACATCTCTGCCCACTCGGACAGAGAGATCTGAGTGTCCACTTCGTGGTCGAACGTGCAGTTCAGGTGGGATCCGAGACCGATGATCACGGTCTCCTCGTTATCGCTCACAAAAGCACTCCGATCTCGATCTCTTCGATTTCCAGTTCGTAGGGACGAACGTGCCGGTTGTTTGCCAGCACCCACTCCATGTCGATCTGAGCCCCCCTGGGGTCTAGATACACCCCCAGAGTCTCCTGCGCACCCGTGCAGCCGCAGGATCCACCATCCTGCAGCAACCTCCAGGCTTTCACTGCCCCAACTCCTGCTTCAGGAACTTGAACAGCGTCAGAGCCTGGACGTAGTTCAGGATGACGTTCGTCTCGCCATCGTCGATATCAAACGAGTACAGCTCGAACGTGAGCTGATCGAGCTTAGTAAGCTCCACCGACCACTTCTCAGGGTCGGAAATAACGACTCGCTGCATCTCTACCTCCCTGTGTCGAACCAGCTAGTTTCAGCACGCCATGCGATCGTTGCACCGAAGTTGCCTGCAGCGTCCGCTTTGCCGTTGCTGTTCTTCACGATCGACATCCCCAGGTGCACTAGGTCGTCAATCCGCTCTACCGTCCAGAGCGTTACGATCAGCCGGCAGGCCTTGCCAGGCTTGCCAAGCAGGCCGTTCAGCGGGATCGGCTCGGTGCCGTTCTCATACATCCCTGTGACGTGGTGGAGAACGATCACAGCGCTGTGGGTGTCCCCAGCTAGCACCTTCAGGTTCTCCATGATCTCGTCGTACTCGACGTGCTTCGCCTCGTTGGGGTTCTCGGAAACCATGTTCTTGAGGTTATCAACAAAGATGACGTGGGGAAATTCCCCGGTCACCATCACGTACGCCTCAATCTCCTTGCCGATGTCCTCCATCGTGGGGGCCTGGTCCCAGCAGAACCAGATGTTCTCCATGGCGCCTTCCAGCGCCGCCCACGCAGTACTGTCGTCATCCTCCAGGAGGATCTCTGTCTCTTCCAGGGTGGCACCGAGTACGCCGGCTGCCAGCCGGACTCCCAGGGTGCCCTTGTCGGAGTCAGGGCTGAAGTACATCATCGGCACCTGACTTCCGTCTTCGTAGGTCATCTTGGTTGCCAGGAAGGACGCTACCGCAGACTTACCGCCACCGGGCGGCCCTGCGAACAGGTGGAGCTGACCGCGTCGGATCTTGGCTCCCAGCTCTTCAAGCTGATGGACCACTGGGGGCAACGGGGAACCTTCGTC